TAATTTTCCAAAAGATTCTAAATTAATAAGTTTATTAAAACTTTCTAAAATATTCATAAACTTGTCAAAGTCCGGGGCTCCGGCTATAATAATAATTCCCCCCACAGTTGCAGAATCTGAAAATACCGGTCTACCGGACATGTAATAATCTTCAGACATTACAGTGTCTGCAGAAATATCTTGGCGTCCAACAATTTTAGGTGTATCATTTATATCATCAAAAGATTTATCAATAGTTTGTAATATCCCACCAGGTGTAAGAGTTATTAATCCTAATGCCTGATTAATGTATATAAATGCATTTTCTGTGGTTAAATCAATATCACCATCAAATTTGGCGAACGTAGAATCTTCAACATATAATTGTTCACCGGTTTCCCTATCTTTTTCTAATATATCAATTCCGAAATTACTTGCTTTTATTAGTTCATAAGGAGGAGCCGTCGATCTTGTTGCCTTTGCATAATATTTGCCACCTATAAACAATCCTCCTGTAACAGGATGCTTTTGTAAAGAACTTTTAGCATCAACTGATTCAGCGTGAACAGGTAGATAATAAAAACCTAATCCTCGTAAATCATCTAATAATTTTAAAATTTCATCTAGAATTGCATCAATTGCAGCAAAAAGCGGATCTATAGTAGCGAGCAACAATGCTTTATTAAGTTCGTAAACAGTTTTAATAAAAGCTGCATTCTCTTTATGAAGTTCTAAACCTTTTTGCGCCGCTTCAAAGAACCCTTTTAAGTGTGATATATCACCTAGGGTTTGAGAAGCCCAAAGATCAGCTTGTTCTTCCGCCATCTTTCCCCTTTTGATGATCTACCAATGTTTCTTTTACTTGTGTCATTAATTTATTTTCTAGTTCTATTAATTTTAATGTTTTGTTCATTAATTCAAACAACTTGGGATGTGGAGTAAACTTGCCCGGTTGTTGCCATTCTTCTTCTTTTTCTTTCATACTAGTCTGCCATTAATAAATTTAAATTCGCTTGATCTTCAATAATAGATGTATACCAATCTTCACCTACATTTGGCATTGTTTTTGCCGCCGGATTCGGTGTGCCCATAATTGTATCGATATGAGTATGTGTATGATCTGCCATTACTTTATAAAGTGTAGCTATAATATTTCTTAAAGAAGTTACATCATTCTTTATGGAAATTAATCCCTTAGCATCTATTGCTATTGTAGCCCCTACAGTTTCCAATGTTGCTGTGCCACCTGCTCCCATAGCTGAAAGAAGAATACTAGAGCCATCTTTATCACTATTTGCTAATGAAATTTCACCTGTTGCATTTTTTATCGTAAGAGATCCAAATAGTGAAGCCATTTCTATATCAGCACTGATAGAATCATCAGCCGGCACCATTGACAAATAACCACCTGCTGTTTTCTTTGCATAATCTATACTAGGTGCCGGTAATTCATTTAATTGTAATATAATTCCAGCAGATTTTTTTACATCTGCACTTCTTATGTCAATAATTCCATTTTGAACTGAAACTGTTTTACCTTTAATTTTCCCTTGGTTTATTACAGCTAGTCCTGTAATCACTTCTTCTGCACTATGAGAAATACTTTGAGTATAACCTTGAGCCGACATAGACATGCCGCCCATTGCATTCAAGGCCAATGTACCAGCATTTAATGTTTGTGTGCCGGATACCTCTTCTTCCCTATCTCCAGCAACCTTTGTTGCTTGCCCTGACTTAGCTCCAGGATCAGAAGGATTTAAACTAGGATTGTCATTTGGTTTTTGTCCTTGTACAACCTTCGGTGCATTGAGTTTAATAGATTCTTTAGCATTAAACTCAATTCGTTTAGCATTAATAAATGTTACACCATTATGAGTGTATATTTCAAGATTACCATCTTCAGCTTCTAAATGTACATCTCCTCTTCCGCATACTCTTAACCATAAATCTTCTGAGCCACCTTTTGCGGCAACAGCTAATTCATATCCATAATCTATAGATTCATATTTATTACCACCTATTTGATCATACCTATCCCTCATAACACAAGACCACATGTCTCTATTTGATTTATCAACAACATCACCTGTTGGCCCCATTTCTTTGTAGGAACCAGATCTATGCATCCAATGCAATCTTTCAGAAGTTGGTGTATCATCTATTTCTATAACGTGTCCGCTCTCGGATTGATGAACATGATTATAAGGATATGTTGCATCATAGGGTGATTCCGGTTCTCTAAAATATGGGTCGCGACCAAGGGGCGGCGGCTGACTTGGCTTAGAAAACTTCCCCAATGTTGGCATTCGAACATCTTTTTTAAGTTGAAGGGGAGAATCAGCATTCCCAGTTATCTGAAGTGAACCTGGTTCTGTGCCTGGCAGTATTCTATTCGTAAGTTTAGCTGATGCATCCGCAAAACCTCTTGCCAATCTAGGTGTAGTAGGTTCATTTAAAAATCTTATATTAGGAAAATTATAAGCAAAATCCCAAAGCTCTTTATCTTCGTGCTTTGCCGGATCATCTGTGCGTTCAGTGATCTTAACGCCATTATTCATATCCAATTCAACTTTTAAAGGAAATTGAGGAATATCTGTAAATTCAGCTTCCGATTCAATAATTTCACCGGTTTCTTTATGGATCTGAAATGGTTTGGGGTTCCATGTGCGCGGATCATTAAACCCATCCCGTGGATCACCCGCTTTATCAGGTCTTCCTGGTAATGTACCTAACATAATAGGGTCTGATGCATCTTCCCCATCTTTGAAAAATCCTAAAATCCAAGTTCCCTCAACTGGGCCAGTTGGACTTGTCCCAACTTGGGTTTGAGAAGCGGAAGTAATTGGCATTAAAGGAAAAGACCAAGGCAACGTTGATGTTGGTAATTGTTGTTTATCTCTTGTGTGCCAACCTAAATATCTTACTCGACACCTTCCCAAATATAGAGGATCATATCTATCTTCAACAACACCAACTGCCCAAATAAAGCCTTCACGGCCCATAAAATTTGTTTCCATTATGTAGTTCCTCCCTCAAGCGCGCTGATTTGAGCCGAAGAAAAGTCGGCTTCACTCTTATCACCTGGATAAGTTTTCTGTACTCCAAGCATCGCGTCTAACTTTTCGTCTTTACTAGTACCACTTTGACCTCTATTATGGTTTAATGATTGATCAAATGCCGGCAAATCATTATCCCATGAATCTTTTCTAATTTGAACATCCATTGTATAATTTTCAATGTTAAAATTGTGTTTAATTTTTGTTACTAAATATCTACCACTTATGAACGCATCATATTGTGAGGCGTTCATGCTTCCGTCTCCTATGTTATTAACAGTAAGAGAAGGTGCAAAAAATTTAATAACTTCACCAACCCTTAATGAAGAATCTCCATTCAATTTAAGAGTTAGTTTAATATTATCTAACTGTTGTAATTGTGAATCTCTTAATTGTTTTCTTCTTTCAAGATTACTTTCTTTTACACCGGGTTCACTGCCGCCCCCAGCAGTTTTTCTATTTTTTTCATAAAAATAACCATGATTAAGATCTGTTGCCATAAATTTTACCCTGGAGCCTTCTCCATTATCATTATCATTTAAAAGATCATTTTTATCCGAACATAATTTCCCGGCTGATGCCCCCGATGATAATGACAAAGTCATATCCGGCACTTTCTTTTTAGATGCCTCGGCCGGCGGGTGCGGGTTGGATGTGGTGGTTGTGCCATCCGGAGCTGCTGTTTCAACTCCCGGTTCTTTATCAATATAACGATATCCTGTAATATCATATCGCATTCGAGTCATGTCATGTGTTATCAATTTTGATGCGTACATTCCTTCACGTAAATTATCAACAATATCAAAAAGCCCGTCAATTTCCCATTCTATTACTCTATTTGCTATATCACCTGTTTTATCTGGATGCAATATTGGTTCTGGTGTTGCATAAAGATTTCTTTTGCCCACTTGCCGGTTCATTATAGATTCTAAACTTTCAAATCTAAACGCGGAAAACGTTTCATAAAACATATATAAAGCCCCGCCAGTTTGTTTTTCTTCTGCAGCCCCATCGGCACCTGCTTCTTCGGTTTCAGGTTCATCTTTTGACAATGCTTTTTCAGCTAAGTCAGCAAAAACATCAAACGGTTTTTTAAAAGGAAACGAAATATTCTGTATATCAGTAGTTGGTTCAATTATTAATGGTTTAACTGCCAAGTTTCCGCAATAGCTATTATAATCTGATTGTAATGGCCAAATAATTTCATTTTTATAGATGTCTCTAATAATTTCATCAATGGTAACATTTACATATCCTCTACTTATTCGTGTTTTTTCATTAATAATTGCCTCTACAGAACAACAATGTAAAACATATTTTTTTACTCTTTCAGAAGTTGACACTACGGCTGATATTGATGTTACTCTAAAAATTTTATCAAGAACAGAATCCCATTTCTTATAATCCTTTGACGACGTTCTATCACCTTCGCCAGCTATGATACCTTGTGTTGATGCTATAATATGAATAAATTCTTCGCCAATAATAGGAACTATTTCTCTCAGGCCGATTGAGTCAACCATAGCAACATCCATTAACAAATAAGGTTTAGAAATATCTTCATAAAGAGATATAGTATCGTACATTGGTATTATATTGACTTTTGCTGGAACTTCACTCGTTAAGTCCGGTGCCATATTAGGAGACATAAGATCTAATTTCTCAACAACATAATCGCCGGCCGCCCGTGATACCGGTTCTACTGCTCCGTCGGGATCCACTGGGGACACTGAGGGTGTTCTATCTCTAACATCCCATGCAGGCAAATTTGCTTCTGGATGATGATCTGGCATATCTTAAATTATCCGTATCGTTTAGTTTGTGCTTCTTTAAAAATACTTTCAATATATTGAAGGTCAATTATTTTAATAGTTCTATTAGATTCATTTCTCCGGAATTCGAAATCATATTTTGTTATTCGTGATCGAACCGTATCCGACAAACCATTCCATGTTTCATAATCAACCACAACCTTTATCTCTTTTTCTTTATCTGTTTTCGGTTGAATAATTTGATGATATTCATGAATTACTTTTCTTGCGCGTTCCGCAGATCCATATTTACTCTGAAGGAATTTTCTAAAATCTTGCGAACTCAAAGGCCAATCAAAATAAGGATTATACATTTTATTTGCTAAAAATATAACCCAATCATATTTAACATTACCATAAATTAAATACGATGTTATATCTGGTCTTTCTGAATCGCCAATAGTATGTAATTCAAATTGTATACCTTTATCTATAACACTTTGCTTTATTAAATTTCTAATAAATATATTAACGGCAGTGGTTGTATCCAGATATTTACTTTTTGTTATATTATATTCAACTTTTGGTAGGTAAGAAAAATATGACATTAAAATCCTTCATCGATGTTTTCTTTTGTTATAATAACTGTTTCAGTAAATGTAAGAGTCATTTTAATTTCAAAAGGTGCTCCATCTTCAAAGAAAAATGGTACTCCGGCTGCAGCATAATTAACTACGCATGCATTACATACACTTCTTGCTATTCTAAAAGGGACTGTCTTCTGACCGCTGTCGCCTGTGTAACTAGTTCCAGACTTATTTAATCCATTATGTCCAAATTTAATATTAAATACACTTGGAAAAGAAAAAAAGTTTGAACCTGCGCCTCTTTTGCGATATCCGGTCCCTCCTGCCATGCTTGCCCCACCCTCTCCTAAATGCTTATCTTGGTAACCAGGCAATGTTGATCTTCTAAAAGCTGCTATAATGTTGCGAATCATTTCAGATTCCGCACTTGATTTCGCTATCATTGGAAATTCAAAAGTAAATTTTCTAAATTTACCCGGGCCTTGATATAATAAAGACATTTTAGGATTAACAGCAACATTTGCGCCGCCTATCGCTCGTTTTAAGAAATCATCTTTTCTAATTAGGTTACCAACAGTAGCTTCTACAATACTTGAACCTTTGGATGCGGTTACCCCATCAGCAATAGCAGATAAGGCTTGTGATACATCAATCTCTTTTCCTGAAGTAAAATATGGAGTTAAGGCTTTTGCGGCTTCGGCTGAAGCTTCCGTTAAAACAGTGCCCAATCCTTCTTGTTCTGCATATATTGCTTCCGATGTGGTAATCATCGCTTGGGCACTCATAGGTAAAGCTACTGACCACTCCTGACCGGAAACTCCACCACCAAACTGTGTAGGATAAGAATCAAACATAACCCAATGTCCTTCATCATTCTTTTGTAATTCCGCGGGATATTGAAACAAATCTCCCATTTAATTCCTCCATTTTTGTTATAAATAGTTTCACAGCACATTTATATTATAAATTATTTATATTGAATTAAACAATGGCTTATAAAGGAAAATATAAACCTAAATATCGTAGTAAATATAAAGGCGATCCTACTAAGATAATTTATCGAAGTTTGTGGGAAAGGCGTTTTATGGTGTACTGTGATGAAAACCCAAGTATTATTAAATGGGCAAGCGAAGAAGTGATTATTCCGTATAGATCTCCGCTTGATAAAAGAATACATAGATATTATCCTGATTTCTGGGTTAAAACTAAAAAACATGATGGGTCTATTGAAACATCATTAATTGAAATAAAACCTAAAAAACAAACTGTTCCACCCAAAAGTACAGGCAGAAAACGAAAGAGTGGAAGATTTTTATTGGAAATAAAAAGATATGGGGTTAATGAGGCAAAATGGAAAGCTGCATCTGCAGTTTGTAAAAAGAAAAAATGGAAGTTTATTATATTAACTGAGGATCAATTGTTTTCTAAATAATACATGGCACTAAAAAATTATTCTAAACTACAAGATAACGCTATTTCATGGTTGCAGGCGAAATTCGATTTTCTCCGAGACCAACTGATAACCGGCAGATCTCGTATGTCTAAAAACCCATATAAAATTATATCAGAAGGAACCCGAGAAGACTCAATGCAATTCGGGCATATGTACTTCTTTAATTACGACCCCAAACATAAAACAAAATTAAATTACTATGATAGATTTCCGTTAGTTATTCCAATAGGATCATGGCAAAAAGGGCTTATAGGAATGAATTTTCATTATCTTCCTCCACAGCTAAGAGAAGCGTTAATGAAAAAATTAATCGGAAGAATAAATCTTAATGAAGATACTTCTAGAACGTATATAGATATCACTTACAATGATATAAGCCCTTTTGTTAGATATAAAGAAGTCAAACCGACCATACATAAATATGATATAGCATATTCATCGGGAACATTTATACATATTGCTGCTGATGAATGGAATACAGCAATTCATTTACCTGTAGAAGATTTTAGAAAAGCTAGTAAATCTGAAGTTTGGAACGATAGTAGAAAAATTATAAAGGCCATATGAATACAAACGATTTTATTGCTCAGTTAGACACTGCCGGTGGCTTAGCCCCGATGAACAGATTTATCGCACAGGTCTCTGCACCAACGGTGACCTCAAAACCAGCCGGCCTCGAATTTTTCTGTAATCAAGCTCCTTTGGGATCAAGAACAATAGCAACATCTGATTTGAAACATTATGGCCCAGTTCGTAAAATGGCTAGAGAAAATACTTATGCTGAATTTTCATTACAATTTATGATTACTAATGCATGGGAGGCAAGAAATTTTTTCATCCGATGGATGGATTTATGTGTTAGTCCTGAGTCTGCTAATATGAAATATTATAATGACTATAAAGGTGATATTAAGGTATTAGCATTTGATCAAAGTAATGAGTCCATTTCCAATGCAAAAGTCAAGCACGGGACTCATTATATGGATGTATTCCCTACAAATGTTGATCAGATTAATCTAGCATGGGACCAACTGAATCAACTCGGGCAATTTAATGTGAATTTTGTTTGTAGAAAATGGCAAAGTTTGGGAGCAGGCGCGAACCGCACCACTGAAACAGCATTGAGTGAAGATGCAGGATTTCAATAATGACTTTTGTAAATATAAATTTTTGATTTGGAGATATTATGGCTTTACCAGTAGTAGAAACACCTACCTATACAATTAAATTGCATAGTGTAGATAAACCAATAAAATATAGGCCTTTTCTTGTTAAAGAAGAAAAAATCCTATTAACGGCTCTTGAAGGTGGTGACACCGCAGATATTGTTTCAGCAACGAAACAAATTATTAAAAACTGTTGCCTTGAAGAAGATCTTGATACATCAGAATTACCATCATTTGATGTTGAAATGCTCTTTTTAAATCTCAGAGCCCGTTCAGTGGGTGAAGTAATTACAATAGGAATGAGACACCCAGGAGAAGAACCTGATTGTAAAGGTGTCACATCTGTTGAAATTAATTGTAATGATATAAAATTAGCTGTCAATGAAGATCATAAAGATTTGATTAAACTTAATGATACTGTTTCAGTACAATTAAGATATCCTGATATTGACAGAATGACAAGACCGGAAGGTGAATCTCAAATGGATTCTATCTTTCAAATTACTAAGGCTTGCATTGCTGGAATATATGATAAAGATGAATATCATGATATAAAAAATAGTACTGAGAAGGAACTAGAAGATTTTATATACAGTTTAGACCAAAAACAGTTTGGTAAAATTGTTGGCTATTTTAATACAATGCCCAAGCTCCGGCATAAAGTAAAGTTTAATTGTGAACAGTGTGGGAAAAGTGAAAGCGTAGTCCTGGAGGGGCTACAATCTTTTTTCGGTTAGCGCTCAGTCACAATACTTTAAGTAATTATTATAAGACTATTTTTGCTATAATGCAAAATCATAAGTGGAGTTTGACTGAGTTAGAAAACATGATGTGTTACGAAAGAGAAATTTATACAGCTTTATTAATAGAACATATAGAAGAAGAAAATCAACGCCTCGACGAGGAAAGAGCAAAACATGGCATCTGAAACTATAACAACAAAATCTGACCCTAAAGAACATAAAAATCGGCAAAAATGGCAAGAGGAAATGGCGAATGGCATAGAAGGCCAGGCGGACATTGCCAACCATATGATAGAGACATTGGAAAAAAACTATGAAAAAGACAAAGTGCAGGGGACGAACAATTATACCGCTTTAACCCGGCAATCCGGAATCCTTTTTGAGATCGAAGCCAACACATTTAAAACTGCCGATCTCTTTGCTGATTATCTTGACTTTATTAAAGACGTTGAACGAAAACGATTAGAAGCAGCAATGGAAGCAGCACGTCTAGCTAAAGATAAAGACAAAGGAGGTGGTGGACCAGGTGCAACCACAAAAATGGATGGAATGGGGTTTAGTTTAGGCGGTATTGCTGCAGGCTTAATTGGTGCATTAGGGGCAGGCGTATTAGCATTTAAAGATTCATGGGTAGGATGGTTTTCCGGAAAAGATGCTTTACCAGGCAAAGATTTAAAAAATGCACGAGCAGGATGGTTTCAAGGACTTAAAAAATTCTTTGGTTTTGGTGATGAAGCAAAAGATATTCCTAAAGCTAAAAGTAGTATGTGGTTTAATTTGAAAAAGTACTTTGGTTTTGAACAAAAATTTCCTGATCAGCTCACAAAAAATAAAACTGGATTTTTTGATGATGTAGCGAAATTTTTAAAATTTGGTGATGATGCGGAGGGTACAGCATCAATTAAAAAAGGAAACTTTACCAAAGCAATGAATAAAATGATGGCTTGGTCATCAGACAGCGGAAAACTAACTGACGCAGCAAAGACAAAATTCTTTAATACTCAAAATAATATGCTGAAGTGGATGGACAAAGCTGAAGATTTGAGTTTGGCAGATAAGCAAAAGTTTTTGAAAAAACAATCAAAAATGTTAACATGGATGGCAGAACATACTGATGGTATGGACAAGTCTAAATTAAAATTTTTAAAAGATCAAGCTAAAATGTTAAAATTTGCTGAAGGAGCAGAGGGGCTATCCGATGCAGCAAAAATAAAGTTCTTGAAAAAGCATGCTAACATATTAGATATCGGCGATGATGTAGTTGATGCCGCGAAAGTTGGTAAAGATTCTTTCTTTGCAAAACAATTAAAAATGTTAGGTTTGGATCCAAAAGATCTTGACGGAGTTGAATTACGAAAACAAGGTATGTTTTCTAAATTGAAATCTAAAATATTTTCTATAGCCGATGAGTCTGTTGAAGCTATATCTAAAGCAAAAACTGGCTTTGGTACAAAGTTCGGATCATTCTTTAAAATGCCAATGTTTGAAGAAGGCAGTACTTTAATGAAAGTTAAAACTGGATTCTTAACAGCTATCGATAATATCTTTGGTACTATGTTAAAAATTACCAAAGGATTTTTCAAATTAGTAAATGTACTTAATTTTGGAGCACTTGGATTTTTAAATGCGGAAGCTTTAGCTCATCCAATAAAAACATTTGATTCTTTTAAAGCATCAATTGGCAAAGCATTTGGCCCGAAAGATGGTATCTTCACAAAAGTCGCGAGCACTTTTAAAGCCATTCTTTCACCTTTAACTGATTGGATTAAACCCTTAAAAGACGTTCTAAAATTTGTAGGTAAAATTGCAAAAGTTATTGGCAAAGTGTTTATTCCTATTGGATTCCTTTTTTCCGCATTTGATGTAATAACAAGTATTATAGATGGATATAAAGAGGGTGGTATTACAGGCGCAATAGGGGCCGGTATAGAGTCTGTATTCGATGATGTATTGTTTGCTATACCAAACTTATTAGGTGAAGCAGTTGCTTGGATATTAAAGAAATTTGGTTTCAAAAATGCAGTAGAATTTATTGATAAAAATCTAAGAGATAAAGATGGAAATTTTTCTTTATTTACTGGTATGAAAAAACTCTTTACTATGGCGGTTGACGCGCTTTATGAAAAAGTTATAGACCCTGTTATGGAATTCTTTAAATCAATTCCTCAGATGATTGCAGGAATGATGATGGATTTAGGGGTACCGAGTTGGGTTACGAAAAAATTATTTTCTGATAAGACTGTAGAACGGGCATCAATGGAAAGAGATGATCCCGCAGCTTACAAAAAAATGATACAAGCTGAAAAAACTCAGAAAAAGTTAGCACAGGAGTTGGAAGATAAAAAACGAGCATCCGCTTCAGTTGTCCAGGACAATAAACAAACAACAGTTAATAATACTAAAAATGTTGTCGCGAACAACCGAGCGAGTGCGGATAGTAATAAGGATTCTTTAAAGAAGACTTAAATTACTCTTCTTCAGCTAACTTGGCGAAATAAGAAAGAGTATCCCCTTCTCCATTATCAAGATTACCTTGATTCACATTGCCAACTTGAGAAGCTTGTGCTTGTTGTTGCACTGGAGGCCTATTAGGAACTCCACCATCAAATGGTATACTAGTATGATCAACTGTGCCAATTACGGTATCTTCAGCTCTCTGCATATTAGGATCAATTCCCCTCCCAAGAACTTTATTTAACCGTGAAGCCAATTCTTCATAAGATTTAAAATTATCTGGCTTCAAGAAATCTTGAAGAGAATATTGTTGTTTCCAAACCTTTTCCATATCTTCATCATCGTCTGACATTGGAGTAGGCGCCGCAAATTCAGCTTTGTCATAATTAGTAAAGCCTTCTACTTTGCGAATCTTCAACTTGAAATTTGCACCTTCCCAAAAATCAAAAGGATTGACTGGTGATTCATCTTCAAACTGTGGGTTCATTTGATCATTAACTTTGTCAAAAATCTTTTTTCCGAATTTGAACAGAAAAACTTTTCCTTCATTTTCAGGACGTTTTGCATCTTCAACGACCCTGATATTTGCGAAATATGTTAACCGTCTTTTTTGTTTACGAACAATATCTTTATTCGCTTCTACACCAGTAGCCCAAAGACCTGAATTATATTCAGCACAGGGATCCTTTTTACCAAGAGTAGTAAGACTGTTTTCAATATACCATCCACCTGGACCTTGAAATCCATGATTGAAAACACGGACCCATGGAAGGTCTTCTCCCTCAATAGGGGGTAAGAATCTGATAACTGCATAACCGTTACCAGCTTTATCCAAGTCGGCTTTCCAAAACCGTTCATCTACGCCAAAACCTGGATTGTTGATTTTATTAAGCTCTTCGCTGAGGTGGCTTAATGAGGAACCTCTTTTCTTTTTCATATCTGCAAACGACATATTTCTCCTTATATCTGCTTTGTTTCGTTGTATAACGTTTTATTCACTGATTCATAATATTACTATATTATAACGCATTCTTTACGAAATGTCAAGAACTTTTTTCAAACTTTTTCTGCTTGCGGCAAGTTCATGTGTAAAGAACGGCTTATATTTCATACACTTCTTATAGTAGTCCGGCCACACTATTGTGTCCTGCATATCTCTATTAAATTTGGGTATGAAATGTAAAATATCATCTAGGATGATAAAAGTTTCAATGTTTATTTTTCTCGCTAAAGCATAGCAAAGTATAGGTGGATGTTGTCCATCTAATACATCAAATAAATCATTGAATTTATTCGAATCATCTGACATGATGTCCGAACAATCTTCGCGAAAAATATATTGTAAACTTTCAATACGTTTTCGCCAGTCGCGGTAGGTTGAAACACACTTTTCACCAAAAGCATCCCCTATCCACATATTTATATCGTTTAAAAAATTAGATACTAGGAAATCTCTTAATTCAGGATCAGGATATTCCCGGGATAATTTTTTAAAGAAAAATCTCTCTCTTCTTTTATTAAAAGATTCTAGTGTAACATTACATTTCCCATTGTATTTGAAATAATCATAATCAGATGTGAAATGTAATTTCAGAGCTGTATAAGTACTATAGCACTCGAATTCATTCATTGTTTATAACTTCCACCAAATTCCAAATAATATTATAATAATTATAACTTGCTGAATAGCAAGAATGGTGTGATACCAAACCCATCTCGTTTCATAATTTTTATCTCGTTCTAACTCGACTTTTGTTTTTCCCTCTTTAATTCGAGGCAACCAAATATTTTCCCAATTTTTTTTAACTCTCTCAAACATTGATAGGCAACTTTGATGTGGTAGGTATGAAATTTAAATCTTCCGCTTCTTTTCGTAGAATCCGTTTTAAATCTGTAGATATTAAAGACGCAGCCGTTTCATATTCTAATTTATTTGATTCACAATAATATAAAATAGCGTCCATTACTGGCATTGTAATTGATAATTCCCGAACATCTAAATTAAATGTTTCCGGAGTTAACATTTTTATCATAGAAGTATTTACATTAACTTTTTTCGCCATAGTCTCCATCATATTTATGTAATGATTCTGCTTTTGCTATAACTAAATGAGCAAATCTAGTATTAGGTTTAACAGTTGTTTCTCCTCCAAGATTATATAAAGTTGCCCCTGCATAATCTTTAAAGCCTGAATCATAAATTGAACTAACAATTAAAACACCATTTCTATTAAAAGTGCTTCTGCCAAGAACAAGAGCAATTTCGTCCTCTGCTATTTCTACTTGTTGATTAGATTCTATCTCAAAAACCTCACCTAGACCTAAAACATAGTTACCATTTTCATCGACCTCTTGTTCTATTAATTTTCTATGTTCTTTTTTATCTTCGTCTATGTGCATTGGTCCTCGACCAATTTTAAATATCTTGTTAATTCGTAAATCAACAGTATTTGGTTGAATCATTGTATCATCGATATTTGTTACCTTAGTAGA